CTGCTGACAGCAAGGCTGCTGGACGGTGGAACACGAACCAAGGCGGCGAGGCTTTCTTCATCGGTAAGGGCGGTGCGATGACCGGCCGCGGTGGTGACGTGGTGATCCTGGACGACATCTTGGATGAGCAGGACGCTTTGTCTGAAACGGCAATGGAAAACACGTTTGAGTGGTACACCTCCGGCCCCCGTCAGCGTCTGCAGCCCAACGGCGCCATCATTATCATCAACACCCGCTGGAAAACCGATGACCTAAGTGGGCGCTTACTGCGCCAGCAGGGCAATCTGAAGGCCGATCAGTGGGAACTGCTGGAATTCCCTGCCATTCTGCCCAGCGGAAACCCTCTGTGGCCCGGCTATTGGAGCAAGGACGAGCTTGAGAAGGTCAAGTTGTCCATTGGCATGAAGAAGTGGAACGCGCAGTGGCAGCAGGAACCCACGGATGACAGCGGCGCGATCCTCAAACGTGAGTGGTGGCGCAAGTGGAAGTACGACGAGCCTCCTGTTTGCGACTACATCATCCAGACTTACGACACGGCCTACAGCAAGAAGGAGACTGCCGACTTCTCTGTCATCAGTACGTGGGGCGTGTTCTTCCCAGATGCTGACTCGGGCCCGAATTTGATTGCCCTGCACGTGCGCAAGGGCCGGTGGGACTTCCCTGAGCTCAAACGGGTGGCCAGGGATGAGTATCGGTACTGGAAACCGGACAGCGTACTGATCGAGGCCAAGGCTACTGGCACGTCGCTGCAGCAGGAAATGCGCAAGATGGGGATTCCTGTGGCCATGTACTCCCCTGGCGGCCGGAAGTCCGGCACTGACAAGGTCAGCCGGGCCAACTCTGTTGCTCCGTTGCTGGAGTCGGGGATGATTTGGTATCCAGAGAACCAGGAGTGGGCGCAGGAGCTGGTGGAGGAGTGCGCCGCGTTCCCCGTTGGGGCTCACGATGACCAAGTTGATGCGGCGGTGATGGCTTGGATGCGGTTCCGCCAGGGCAACTTCATCTCCTTGGCCGACGATGAGGAAGACGAATCGGAACCGGTGCTTGGACCAGTTGAGTATTATTGACAGGTCTATACAATCGACCGGAATTCTTGTCCCGAGGACCGCGGACCATGGCCCAGGATTCTTTTGATGCGATTGTGAATGCAGTGATGCTGGCCGAGAGTGGTGGTCGGCGTTTTGACAAGCAGGGCAACTTGTTGACTTCGTCCAAGGGTGCTCAGGGTGAGATGCAGGTGATGCCGGGGACGGCGAAGTCGCCTGGATATGGTGTAGCTCCGGCGCAGGATAGGTCGCCGGAGGAGTTGGCGCGTGTTGGGCGGGACTATTTGAAGTCCATGCTGGACAAGTATGGTGAGTTGGATAAGGCTCTGGCTGCGTACAACTGGGGTCCGGGGAACACGGACAAGTGGATTGCTGCTGGTGCGGATCCGAAGAAGTTGCCGTCTGAGACGCGCAGTTATATTGACAAGATCAAATCGACGTTGGGTGGTGAGCGGGTAGCGGACAGGTCGTCAAAGCCTGCTGCTTCGCCAGCACCCGCGCCTGCTCAGCGGCCTCCGGCGGCCCGTGGTGGCCCTCTTGCGTTTCCTGTACAGCGGACCGCGGACCTTGGTACGAGTTATCAAGCCGCTCTGGCGCTGTCCTTCTTGGCTGATGAAGCGGAGCGGGAGGAAGGGCGTCGGGAGTATGACGAGCGCGAGCCCAGTACGGCGCAGAAGTGGTTGGCCAGTGCAACGCCCAAGGTATCGCCAGAGATGTTGGCAATGCCGTACAGCTCCCCGTTCGGCCCTGAGCCTGAACCGGTGCGCGCGGCTGATGGTGGCTTTATAGCTGTGGGTTATGACACCCCGTCTGCTTATAAGGATGGCGGTTCGGTTTCGGACGAGGAATGGAAGGATGGTCCGCCTCCGCCGGAAGTTCCCCGCGGCCTTAGCGGTGACATCTTTGGTGCTGCGACGATGGAAGACGCGCCCCGTGGTCCGCGGACCGCGCGTGAGCGTCTGATGCAGATGTATCACTCGGCGCGGGATTTTGTTGAGGATGTGCCCAGGACTCCGTTGGGCATGGCCACTGAGGGTGCGATGTTCTTGGCGGACCGGTACAAGCTGATGCCTCCGGCGCTGCAGGAATTGATGGCGCAGGAGAAGGCGCGCAGGGATTCGTTGCGTGCGCTGCGCCATGCGCGGGGGTATGCCGATGGAGGCGAAGCCAAGCGCCGCAAGATTCCTGATCCGTCGTTGGCGAATTTTTCGCTGTGGGCGGAGACGGTGTCGCGGGACATGTATCCGGCTCGGGATGACAACGTCAAGCGGGACGCGGCGCGGCACATGTTGGCTTCAGCCTATTTGGCGCACAGGACGTCTCCTGGATTTGCCGAGGGCATGGGCAAGGCGTACGAATTTAAGGAAGCGCCGTTCAAGACACTGGGGCATTGGATGGGGGTGTCGGCGCCGCGGTCGGACTATTCGACGGACACTCGGAACAATGCTTTGGGTGTGTCGATGGCCGAGCTGGCCAGAAATCCTGATGCATTGAGGAACGCGGTCCGCGCTTCGATAGAGCGGGGCGAAGCGTCTCTGACCCCGGACGAGATTTCGTCCATGGGATACAACGATACGGTGTACGACCCCAAGAAATCCGAGCCGGTGAAGAAGGCTAAGGGTGGCGAGGTCAGCGACGAGCCCACCGCCGAGGAATTGGAGCGTGCGAGCAAGGCTGCGTTCGGTATCGTCCCGAGTTCTGGCAAGGGCCGCAAGGCGGGGCGCGTGACGGAGGCGCTGCAGTCTGGGCAAGCGCAGACGGAAGCGGCCAAGGGCGCGACCTTGTTGCCGCAGAACATCGTCGGTGCTCCGGTGGACATCGCTACTCTGTTGATGCGGCCGCTGGGCTACAACGTCGAGAAGCCCGTCATGGGCAGCGAATGGTTGAAGGAAAAGTCGCGTCAAGCGGGCGTGGCGTTTCCTGAGCCGACCGATCCGACGCTGAGGGCCTTCTACACGGCGGGGGATATCGGTAGCAATCTGGTGAACCCGGCTGGTGCGACGCGGACCGCGGTCAAGGGTGCGGAGAAGACCGGGCAGGCGGCCAAGGCGCTGGCAGAAATGGCAGCAAAGGATCCTACTGTAGCGCGGACCGTGGAGCGGGTTGTTGAGCGGATTGCTCCGGCGGCGGCTCCAATGTATGCGGTCAAGCCCATGGGCGGGGTGTTTGCCACCAGGGGTTCGTTGGACGAGGAAGGTATTTCCAAGTTCGATCAGTTGCTTGAAAACTACGCGGACGAAGTGGGGTCGGTGGTACCCAGGTCAGAGAACCCTGAGTTGCACAGGACGTTGCAGGAGTTCATTGACAAGAAGGCGCGCAAGTATTTCACGACGTCGTATGGCACAGGCGCAGATCCTTTGCGTCAGGCTATCAGCACTGGTGAGTTGAAGCTGACTGGAAGGGACGTGGAAAGGATTCCGCCGTACTTAATTGCGGCCGCCGCCAATCCGGAATTCCCTGGCCATTTGCTGGCCAAGCAGCACCTGGAAAAGTTCTACGACCAGACCGTGAATTTGGAACCGCTGACCTTCAGCGCACCAAAAAAGGCGTCTGAGATGATGGCTGAAGTGCGCAGCAAGATGACGCAAGAAGGGCTGCCTGCGGAATATCAAAATCCTCCGGGAATCACCAACTTCACCTTAGAGGATTTGGAAAAATATCCGTATTCCACGGAGGCTGTTCGCAAGATGCGCGAGGCACAGGCCGCGGGAACGCTGCCTTCTGGCCAAGCGTATGCGCTGGAAAAGGGCCAACTGTTTTATGACGTGAATCCGTCGTCGCTGGAGGCCTTGTCGCCAACTTTTGTGGTGGAGAACTTAGCTGCGTTGCCCGAGAACAAGCTCAAGAACATGAGCTTTGATCAGGCAATGGTTGAGGGCGCCAAGATCATGCAGCCTCGTCGCGACTACACGGCTGCTGTGGATATGGCTGAGCGCGGTGCGCGGGTCCCGAAGGATGTGCTGTTCACGTTTACGAAGCCGATCACTGAAGCGGGCAACAGTCAGTGGGTGCAGTTGGATGACACCTTGGCCACGCTGATGGAAGGCAAGTTGATGCACCACTCTGTCGGCGGCTACCATACCAGTGAGACGTATGGGCACGGCGGCATTCAAGGCTTCAAGAGCGGTCGCGCCCAGGTGTTCTCGTTGCGGGACAAGAAAAACGGAATACCCGAGGTGACGCTGGAGGCGGAAAAGACCGACAAGGGCCTGGATGTTTCCCAGATCAAGGGGAACTTCAACTCGTTCCCTGTGCACCGGGCCAATGAGATCTTTGCACTGATTGATCAGCGCCCGGATTTCTGGAAAATCAGGGCGGAAACCTATCAAAGGGACGCCGCTGGCAACCTGCTGCCCAAGCCGATATACATTGATTGGCAGCAGGCCTTCAACAACTGGAAGGCGATGGACAATGGCGGCTACGGTGAGTGGGTCAGGGTTGGTGACCCACTTGCAGACGCGTATTCGGTGGAGTACACCTGGGGGCTGCCCCCGGCAGCAAAGGCCGCTGGCGGAATTGTTGAGCGCCGCATTTAAGGAATAACCATGCCGATTGAAAAGAACATCACCGTCGATGAGTTGCCTGTAGGTGACGTTGAAATCGAGATGGAAGAGGCGCTGCCTGATGTGGACATTGAGTTCGATGCCGAAACAGGCGAGGTGGTGATTGGGATTGGCAAGGAAGAGGACGACAAGGTCCCCTTCGACAGCAACCTTGCTGAGGTTGTCGATCCGTCAGTTTTGCAGAGCATGTCCTCGGAGCTGATGGCTCTGTTTGAAGCGGACAAGTCTTCGCGCAAGCAGTGGGAAGACCAGTACGGCAAGGGCTTGAAGCTGCTGGGCTTCTCGTTCGAGGAGCGCACCAAGCCGTTCAAGGGCGCGTGCCCCGTTCAGCATCCCTTGCTGACCGAGAGCGTGGTGCAGTTCCAGGCGCAGGCGCTGAAGGAAATGATGCCCGCGGGCGGGCCCGTGCGCACACAGGTCCTGGGCAAGGAAACGCGTGAGAAGTTGATGCAGGCCGAGCGCGTGCAGGACTTCATGAACTACCAGATCACCACGGTGATGGAGGAGTACACGCCGGACTTCGACCAGCTCCTGTTCTACGTGGGCTATGGCGGCTCGGCTTTCCGCAAGGTGTACTACTGCGAGGACAAGGGCCGCATGACGAGTGCCCTGATCCTGCCGGAGGACTTGTACATCCCGTACAACGGCTCGAGCGTGATGAGCGAATGCTCCCGGATCACGCACCGCGTGACGATGCCGGTGAATGCTTACCGCCGTGCAGTTGTTCGTGGCCAGTACTTGGATACCGCCCAGGCGCAGGCCGTGGCTGAGACAAGCCAGAACATTATCCAGAAGGAACAGGACCGTGTCGTGGGCATCGTGCCTACGGGTGGGGATGATGAAGAGATCGTGCTGTTGGAGTTTCAGGTTGACTATGACCTGCCGGGCTTCGAGCACAAGGAAGACGGCGAGGCCACGGGCATCAAGCTGCCGTACATCGTGACGATTGATGAGGTCACGAACCACGTGGTGGGCATCCGCCGCAACTGGAAGCAGGGCGACGAGCTCTATCGTCGCTGCCAGTATTACGTGCACTACCTGCTGGTCCAGGGCCCCGGTGCGTATGGCTTGGGCTTCCTGCATCTGGTTGGTGGCTTGAGCAAGACGGCGTCGGCCGCGCTGCAGCAGTTGATCGACGCGGGCACGCTGTCGAACCTGCCTGCTGGCTTCAAGGCCAAGGGCGCGCGGATCATGAACGACGACATGCCGCTGCAGCCTGGGGAGTTCCGGGATATCGACACGGGCGGCGCGGAGATCAATTCGTCGCTGCTGCCGCTGCCGTACAAGGAGCCGAGCCAGACGCTGTTCACGCTGCTGGGCTTCTGCGTGGACGCAGGCCGTCGTCTGTCAAGCATCACCGATATGCAGGTGGGCGACAGCAATCAGAACGCGGCCGTGGGTACCACGATTGCGCTGCTGGAGAAGGGCTCCAGCGTGATGTCGGCCATCCACAAGCGCCTGCACTACGCACAGAAGCTGGAGTTCCAGCTTCTGGCCAAGGGTTTCGCTGAGTACCTGCCGCCCGAGTATCCGTACGACGTTCCTGGCGAGAGCCGCTTTATCAAGGCCAAGGACTTTGATGACCGGATCGATGTGCTGCCGGTGTCGGACCCCAACATTTTCTCGGTGGCGCAGCGCATCACCATGGCGCAGACGCAGTTGCAGCTCGCGCAGAGCGCGCCGCAGATGCACAACATGTACGAGGCATACCGCCGGATGTACGAAGCCATCGGCGTGCGGGATATTGATCAGATCCTGAACACGCAGAACGTGGACAAGCCCAAGGATCCGGCCAGTGAAAACTCGCAGGCGCTGGATGGCTCGCCGCTCAAGGCTTTCGCTGGCCAGCAGCATGATGCGCACATCATGACGCACCTGCTGTTTGGTATGTCGCCTATCGTTGGTGGCATGCCGCAGGTGGCCATGAATCTGCAGAAACACGTGTTTGATCACATCCGCCTGAAGGCCGAAGAGGCTGTGGAAGCTGAGTTGTTCCAGCAGTACGGCACGGACCCCGAAGGACTGGTGTCGGCGCTGCAGCGCGAGGCAATGGTGGCCCTGAAAGTGGCTCAATTCTTCCAGGAAGTGAAGCAATTGCAGTCTCAGATGATGGGCGATCAGACCGATCCGCTGGTCAAGCTCAAGGAGCAAGAGATTCAGCAGGCTGGTCAGCGTGATCAGGCCCGGATGGCGATGGATCAGCAGCGTTTGGCCTTCGATCAGCAGAAGGAAAACAACGATATGGCCATCGAGCAAGCGAAATTGGCCCAAAAAGGAGCATCAGATGTCCAAAAAACCCAACAAGTCATCGCCCAAAGTGCCCAAAGACGGTCCCAAGCCCGTTAAAAAGCCTTCGGCCGAGCCAAAAGTGACCTATGTTTATCGCAAAGACGCGTTCAACAAGGTAAAACTGGCTTGAAACTGGTGCTAATATGCACCGCAGCCTTCGGACAGGGGCCTATCTGTCTGCTTCATGGGGATATCCATGCTGGAATTCACAGAAACTCTGCTGCGTGAAATTCGAAGACTGCGTGAGGACACGTATTCGATGATCATTAGCGGCGGTGTTCGCGACATGGAGCAGTACAGGTTCCTAATGGGCCGGTTGGAAGGCTACAAGTTCGTGGAAGAGGCGGTTCAGGCTCTTCTGCGCAAGGCCGATGACTAGCAAAAGGACCTTCTGATGGAAATGACTGCTCTGGAAAAGAAGTGGGCGGAGGAAAAAGCCGCTCACGAGCCAGTTTTGGACGATGCTTACACGACAGACGGGAGTCTGAACGTGGAAAAGCTCGAGGAATCGGTTCTGGACCGGATTCCGAAGCCAACTGGGTGGCGAATTGTCATTCTGCCGTACCGCGGCGCTGAGAAAACCAAGGGCGGTATCGTCCTGGCCGATCAAACGCGTCAACGCGAGCAGGTAGCGACAGTCTGCGGGTATGTTTTGTCGGTTGGCGACCTTGCGTACAAGGATGAAGCCAAATTCCCGAACGGAGCATGGTGCCAGAAGGGCGACTGGGTCATTTTTGGCCGGTATGCCGGGGCGCGGCTCAACATTGATGGCGGCGAGATCCGAATCTTGAACGATGACGAGATCTTGGCGCGGATTCAAGACCCCGAAGACATTCTTCACCTGTGAGGTAGACCATGGCAAACACAGTTCCCGACACACAGCTTGAGTTTGATCTAGGCGCGGACGAGAAACCGGCCGAGATCACGTTTGACGAGCCCGTTGACTCGTCCAAACAGCAGATGGAGACTGCCAACAGGGCAGTAGCCGAGTCCCAGCCCGATAGAGAACAGCGCGAAGAGCTTGATCACGTCAGTGAGGCGGTTCAGAAGCGCATCGCCAAGCTGACTGCCCGCATGCGGGAGTCTGAGCGCCGTGAGCAGGCTGCTTTGGAGTACGCCCGCGGTCTGCAGAGCCAAGCGCAAGAGCTTCAACAGAAGCTGGTCCACACGGACTACAGCCGCCTGAACGAAGCGAAGACCCGCTTGGAGACGCAGCAGGCTACGCTGAAGGCCATCATCAAGAAGGCCCGCGAAGAGAACGACATCGACACCGAAACCGAGGCCACACAGCGTCTTTCTGAGCTGGTGATGGAGCAGCGTCAGGTGTCGGGTTGGATGCAGACGCAAGAGCAGCAGATTCGCCAGCCGCAGCCTGCTCCGCAGGTGCCTCAACAGGCTCAAAGGGCCCAAGCAGCCCCGCCTGCTCCTTCTCCCCGTGCGGAGGAGTGGGCCGCTCGCAATACTTGGTTTGGCCAGGATCGCGTGCTGACCTACGGGGCCTGGGGTATCCACCAGACTCTCGTGGAAAACGAGGGATTTGACCCCACCAGCGACGAATACTATACTGAATTGGACCGCCGCCTTCGGGAGGAGTTTCCGAAGCGGTTCCCGGATGAAAATCCGCAACAAACCAACAGACAACAGCGTTCCGCGCCAGCTGTTGCCCCTGCTACCCGGAGTTCCGGAATCAATAGTGCGCGCCGTACTGTTCGGCTATCCCCGAGCCAAGTTGCTATCGCTAAGAAGCTGAATGTTCCTCTCGAGGAATATGCCAAGTACGTAAAGGAGTGAAATCATGAGCGAACCCAAAATCACCATCGACCGTGCCTCTCGCGCTTCTCGCGAAAAAGAATCACGTCGCCGCCCTTGGAAGCCTCCTTCACGTCTTGACGCCCCTCCCGCCCCTGAAGGTTTTCAGCATCGCTGGATTCGATCAGAGGTCAATGGGTTTGATGACCGGCAAAACATCTACGGACGTCTCCGCGAGGGCTACGAGCTAGTCCGACTGGAGGAGTTGCCCGAGGAATACCAAGGCATGCTGCCTACCATCGAAGATGGCAAGCACGCAGGCGTGGTTTCCGTAGGCGGCTTGATGCTGGCCCGCATTCCCCTTGAAACTGTCGAAGAGCGCAATGCTTATTTCGCCCAGAAGGCCCGGGATCAGTTGATTGCGGTCGATAACGAGATGCTGCGTGAGAACGCACACTCGTCAATGCGGATTCAGAGCCCCGAGCGGAGTTCGCGCACCACCTTCCGTAAGCCGGAGTAATCTGGCTAATCAATCTTTGGAGCTTACAAATGGCAAACGTCAATAAGCCCTTTGGATTGCGTCCTGTTGGCAACCTTTCTGCGACCGGTGCCCAAAAGCAATACGGTTATCAGATTCAGGCTGGCTACGCAACCGCAATCTACCAGGGTGACCTCGTGGTCGTCTATGACGGCTACATCATCAAGTACGACGCAGCTACGCACGCTGCCCCCACGGGCGTGTTCAACGGCGTGCAGTACAACGACCCCACTCGCGCTGACAAGCCGACCTGGAAGAACTATTACCCCGGTAATATCACTCCCAACATCGGCCAGATCGACTGCGAAGTGCTGGACGATCCGAGCCAACTGTTCCTGATCCAGGCTGCTGGCACGATCACCCAGGCCGACATCGGCAAGAACGCTGACCCGACTGCTGCTACCGCTGGTAGCAACATCACTGGCGTCTCTGCTGGCTCGCTGGGCACTCCCGCCAAGACGGCTGCACTGACCATGAAGATTGTTGGCTTGAGCAATCAAGCTGGCAACGAGCTTGGCCAGTATGCAGTGGTCGTTGTCAAACTCAATCAACATCAGTACGGTAGCGTCGGTGTTGCAGCGGATGGAGCACCCTAATCATGGCAATCACCCGTTCACAACTTGTTAAAGAGCTGGAGCCAGGTCTGAACGCTCTGTTCGGTCTGGAGTACAAGCGTTACGAGAACGAGCACGAGGAGATCTTCTCCATCGAGACTTCGGATCGTGCGTTTGAAGAGGAAGTCATGCTGACCGGCTTCGGTGCAGCTCCGGTGAAGACTGAAGGCGCTGGCGTCCAGTACGACAACGCAATCGAGTCCTTCACGGCTCGCTACACCCACGAGACGATTGCCATGGCTTTCGCGCTGACCGAAGAGGCCGTTGAGGACAACCTCTACGACCGCTTGGCCGGCCGCTACACCAAGGCAATGGCTCGTTCGATGGCCCACACCAAGCAGGTTAAGGGCGCTGCGGTGCTGAACAACGGCTTCGACGCCGCCTTCCCGGGCGGTGACGGCGTTTCGCTGTTCGCTACCAACCACCCCACGGCTCTCTCGGCCAACTTCGCCAACCGTCCCACGGTCGGCGCGGACCTGAACGAGACGTCTCTGGAGCAGGGCATCATCGACATCGCCGCGTTCATCGACGAACGTGGCCTGAAGGTGGCGCTGACCGCACGCAAGTTGATCGTTCCGAAGGAGCTCCAGTTCACCGCTGAGCGCCTGATGAAGAGCACGCTGCGTACGGCCACGGCTGACAATGACATCAACGCGATCAAGTCCATGGGCCTGATCCCGGAGGGTTACTCTGTCAACCACTACCTGACCGACGTCAACGCTTGGTTCCTCATCACTGATGCCCCCAACGGCCTCAAGATGTTCGAGCGTTCGCCGATCAAGACCGCCTTTGAAGGCGACTTTGACACCGGCAACGTCCGTTACAAGGCTCGCGAGCGTTACAGCTTTGGCTGGAGCGACCCCCGCGGCGCCTACGGCTCTCCTGGCGCCTAATCAGCGTCGGAAACCAGGAAAGGGGGCCTTGTGCCCCCTTTCTTTTTGGCCTATATTCACCCCAGTCCCAAGATTTCCAACCTGCTTGCTGACCGGCTTGGCGGACTGACCTCACAGACAGCAAGCGCAATTTGAGGAGCCATCAATGGCACGGACTACCTTCACCGGCCCAGTCAAATCCAACAATGGTTTTGAGGGCAGCATCACCGGCGGCGTCACGGGCAACGTGACCGCTACCACGGGCACCTCGACGTTCAACAACGTCGAAATCACGGGCAATACGGGCATCGGCAACGCTGGCACCGACACCATCGGTTTCTACGGCGCCACCAAGATCGCTCGCCCGACGACGGCTGTGGCGTCTGCCACGGTGGTTGCAGGCACTGGCACTGCGGTCACCGAAGACTCCACGTTTGACGGCTACACCCTCGCCAAGGTTGTCAAAGCCCTGCGTAATCTCGGCTTGCTGACCTGATAAAGGAGGCCTGAAATGGGCTTTCAATATGACGTAAAAGCGAAAAACATGGTGGCTACCGGTGCCTCAGGCATCGGTACCCCACGTGCTCGCGTCAAAGGGATCTACGCGGTTCTTGGTAATCTCGCCGGATCTCTGTCTTTTAGGGACGGCGGAGCGGGTGCCACCGAGTTGATCAAGCTCGATACCCCGGCCAACACCACGGGCAGCGGCTATCTTTACATCATTGTCCCCAACGACGGTGTGCGATTTGAGGCCGATCCGTACGTGACTCTCACCAACGTCACCTCGGTGACGTTCTTCTACGGCTAAGGAGCCCAGCATGGGACGCGCAGCAAAAATGGCGATTGACCAGTACCAGGGCGAGGTTCAGCCCGGTGCTCAAAAGCAGGACATGAGCAAAGGCGGCCCGAAGCAGACGCCTCGCAAGGACTATCAGAAGCCTAGCGCGTCTGTTGCTCCTCGCGGTGTCGGCGAGGCCCGTAACAAGCAGTGCAAGATGTACTGACGCATGGCCAAGTCACCTGCTTGGCAGCGGAAGGAAGGCAAGAGCCCCAGCGGCGGCTTGAACGCCAAAGGGCGCGCCTCCTACAACCGCGCCAATCCTGGCAAACCGGGGCTGAAGGCTCCGCAGCCGGAGGGTGGGCCACGCAAAAAGTCATTCTGCGCCAGGATGTCCGGCATGAAGGCCAAGCTGACTAGCGAAAAAACGGCAAACGATCCTGATAGTCGTATCAACAAGAGTCTTCGGAAATGGAAGTGCTGATATGGAACATCGTGCTGTCGTTTGCGTCCGCGGCAGCACTGCTTTGGGTCAAGTCGATGCACGACGAGCTCAAGCGCGTGTCTATTTTGCTGAGCAAGACGCGGGAAGAGAACGCCGAGAAGTACGTTACCAGGGCGGATGTCCACAGCGACATCAATCGGGTGCTTGTTCGGCTGGACAGGCTTGACGAAAAGTTGGATGCCTTTATAAAGGAGCAGCGCAGTGCCCTCTCATAAGAAGCCCGCGAAAGTAGAAAAGGTCATGCATGAGTTCAAGACCGGGGCGCTGAAGTCCTCGTCTGGCCAAAAGGTGACCAATCGCAAACAAGCAGTGGCCATCGCCTTAAGCGAGGCCGGTATGTCCAAACCAGCCAAGAAAGGCGGCAAGAAATGATGAACGGCAACTACAAGAAGGGCGGCTTGGCCAAGCGTGGCCAGGGCATCGCCGTCAAGGGTTTCAAGGACGGCGGCATGGCCATGAAGGGCGTGCCCAAGGGCGGCAAGATCGCTGCCTCTGGCCCTGACATGGCTGGCCCCCAGGGAAAGACCATGAGCGAGCCGGTCAAGAAGGCTTCTACCGGTGACGTGGTGCAAGTCCGCGGCGTGGGCGCCGCTCGCGCTCGCAAGGCAACCATCTACTAAATCATGGCTACATCGGGCACGTCGAACTTCAATTTGGAGTTCGATGACATCATCACCGAAGCGTACGAACGCTGCGGCTATGAGAATCGGGACGGTTACGACATGAAGACCGCCCTGCGCTCGATCAACCTCATGTTTGCGGAGTGGGCCAACCGCGGCTTGAACCTGTGGACCATTGAGCAGCGGCAGATTCCGCTGGTTGTTGGTCAGTACGAGTACACGCTGCCGGACGATACGGTGGATGCCCTGTCCGCGGTCATCCGCACCAATGCGGGGACCTCGAACCAGCAGGACATCACCATCGACCGGATTGGCTACGCCGAGTACCTGCACGTTCCGAACAAAAACACGCGGTCCCGCCCAGCTCAGTACTTTGTGCAGCGCACGGCTCCGGCCAAGCTGTTCCTGTACCCGGCGCCGGATGCTACGACCACCTACGAGTTTCGGTACTACGTGATTCGCCGCATCCAGGACACTGGGGCGTACACGAACACGGCCGACATTTCGTTCCGGTTCTTGCCGTGCTTGATCGCGGGCCTTGCCTACTATCTGGCCATCAAGAAGGCCCCGGACCGCATCCAGATCCTCAAGTCGTTCTACGAAGAGGAGTTCTTCCGGGCCGCTTCCGAGGACCGTGAGCGGTCCAGCTACTTCGCCGTCCCGACTTACACGACGAGGTAGTCATGGGCGCGGGCTACGCATCAGGCAAGTTCGCGATTGCGCTGTGCGACCAGTGTGGCCAGCGATTCAAGCTCAACTCGCTGATCAAGGACTGGAAGGGCTTCAAGGTCTGTGATGAGTGCTATGAGCCTAAGCACCCGCAGCTTGAGCCCAAGCGGAACATTACTGAGCCGCAGGCCTTGTATCAGCCGCGTCCTGAAGCGAAAATGGCGGTCACGGTCTTCGTCGGGTTCACGGTGGACACGTCATTTGCCAGTATTGGCATGATGCCGATGCCGTACGCCAAGCCCCTGTGGGCAGACGCAATTCTTGGATCGGTTCAGACGAGCATCACATGAACTACGCTCAGCTTACAGCGGCAATCATTGCCTACACCGAGAACCAGGACACGTCATTTGCGGCGGAGATCCCGGTTTTTGTTCGTCAGGCTGAGCAGCGGATCTACAACACGGTCCAGATTGCCAACCTGCGCAAAAACGTGACCGGGGTGCTTTCTGCGGGCAACAAATACCTGTCGTGCCCAAATGATTTTTTGTCCACGTACTCCTTGGCCGTGATTGACGCGCAGGGCAACTACACGTACCTGCAGAATAAGGACGTCAACTTCATTCGTCAGGTCTACCCATCGGCTACTTACACGGCCCTGCCTAAGTACTACGCCATCTTTGGGCCGACCACGACCAATGATCCTTCCCCGATCATCACGGATGAGCTCAGTTTTATCCTTGGTCCCACGCCAAATGCAGCGTACAACGTAGAGCTGCACTATTACTACTACCCGGAGTCAATCACCACGGCTCCCGATGGTCAGACTTGGCTGGGCGACAACTTCGACTCGGCTCTTCTGTATGGCTCGCTTGTCGAGGCCTATACCTACATGAAGGGCGAGGCCGACATGATGGCGCTGTACAACCAGAAGTACCTAGAGGCCATGGCACTCTTGAAGAACCTGGGCGATGCCAAGCAGCGCGGGGATGCCTATCGCGATGGGCAAGTCAAGCTGAAGGTGCAGTGACATGATTACTGCAGGCTTGACCAACAGCTTCAAAGAGCAGCTTCTTCTGGGTCAGCATGACCTTGAGACGGACACGCTCAAGATTGCGCTTTACACCTCCTCAGCGGTGCTGGGCCCCGGAACCACGGTGTATACGACCCTTGGGGAAGTCTCCAGTCCTGGATACACTGCTGGGGGCGAGACTTTGGTGAATGTGACCGTGTCGTTGTCCGGCGCCGTGGCGTATGCCTCGTTTGACAACCCGACGTGGATTGCTACCACTTTTGCTCCCCGCGGGGCGCTGATCTACAACTTTTCCAAGGGAAACAAGTCGATTGGGGTTTTGAACTTCGGGATTGACCAGACGACATTGAGCCAGAATTTCCAAATTCAGCTCGCTCCCAATAATCCCGACACTGCCCTCATCCGCATCATTTAAGGAGCGATCATGCTGAACGACAAAGCAAATACTTCGGACGCTGTGTCTGCCGGCCTTGTGGCCAAAACAGGTTTCTCTTCGGGTGCTTCGGGCGGGGGCGTGTTCCACGTTCAGTGCTTCGATAAGGACGGCAACCTGAAGTGGGAAGACCAGATGCACAACCTCGTGGTCAATGAGGGCCTGCAAGATATGAACACCCAGTACTTCAAGGGTGCCACCTATTCGGCGGCGTTCTACCTGGGCCTCATCACTGGTCCCGCAAGCGGCACGTCTTACTCTGCGGGCGATACCTTGGCCACGCACGGCGGCTGGACTGAGTTCACCAACTACTCTGGTTCGCGCAAGGCTGTGACTTTTGGCACTGCCACGACGGCTGATCCCTCGGTGATCGGCAACAGTGCCTCGCCTGCCCAGTTCACCATTTCCGGTGCTGGTGGCGTGGTGGCCGGGGCGTTCCTGTGCACGGTGGCTTCGGGCACGTCCGGTGTGTTGTTCTCCGAGGCGGACTTCCAGGCCCCTGGCGACCGCACCGTGGTTTCTGGCGACACGCTGAATGTGACCTACACCTTCAGCCTCGATGCCGCTTGAGGCTAGGGCTTTGTGTTTGGAGTAACCGCCTTCGCGGAAACGCCGTTTGCTGCGGCGGGGGGCGGTACTTCGTTTGACGCGGCGGTAGCCGATGCTGCTGCGGCAAATGACGCCGTGGCGGTGCTGGTTGACTTCGCTCCCAACATAGCCGAGCAGGCTACCGGCGCCTTTACTGCAACGGTCGAGCCGTCTATCTTCTCAGCAGATGTGGCCGAAACAGCCACGCTTGATGTCGCGGCTTCCGCCTTGGCGGATTTTGCTGTCAGCGTCACCGATACTGCCTCCGGCTCGGATACGGTGTCCACGCTGATCGACTTCGCGGTATCGGTGAGCGAGAGCGCATCTACTACTGAGACGGTTTCGACGCTCGTTGACTTCACCGGCACCGTGTCGGAGTCGGCCACGGCTAGTTCTGTGGAGCAGGCGGTAGCGACGTTCTTGGCCAATCTGGCGGAGTCGGTCATAGCCAGCGAGACGGCTTCTGCAACCATGACCTACCCGGCATCGGTGGCGGAATCGGCTACCGGGTCCGAAACGGTTTCTGCCCGGATGGACTTTGCGGCTTTGGTTGCTGAGTCTCTTACTGGTGCTGATGCCACGGCAGT